GATGCCGTACAAAAATCCAAAACAAGATCGAAATTACAAAAAAGAGTATCAGCTTCAGAAAAAAAGAAACGAAAGAAAAGCTCGAAACACAAGAGAAAGAGCTAGATACGAAGCTAAAAATCTCGGTAAAGATAAAAAAATTACAGATGTTAAAGGCGAAGACATAGATCACAAGAAACCTTTATCTAAAGGTGGTACAAACAAAGCAAGTAATCTAAGAAGTGTATCACCAAGCAAGAATAGGTCATTCAGCCGTAACCCGGATAAAAGTGTGAAAAGAAATGTACCTAAAAAGAAAAAGAAAAAGACATGATTAACGTAGGAGTAATACGTGCAAGTTATTGAGGATAGATTATTATTAAGAACACGTCACCCTGATAAAGTTGTAGACAAAATCCCTCAAAGTTCCGTCGTGAACATTAAGGATGATGTCTACACTATTTGTGTGGATTGGAATCTTCCAACTGCACAAAAGCTGACGCGACTTAAATTAAAAGGTGTTCCATCCCCGATTACACATGAATATAAATGGGCGGGGGTTTCTCCGCCTATGGAACATCAGAAAGTTACCGCAGAGTTTCTGACACTTAATCCCCGTGCATTTTGTTTTAACGAGCAAGGGACAGGTAAAACTGCTGCCTGTGTATGGGCTTCTGATTATTTGTTAGATAAAAAATATATTAATCGCGTTCTTATTGTATGTCCGTTATCTATCATGCAATCGGCATGGCAAGCAGACCTGTTTAAATTTGCGGTACATAGAAAGGTAGGAATTGCTTATGGGCCACGAGAGAAGCGAGAAAAAATAATTAATAACACAGAATACGAATACATTGTTATTAATTATGACGGTATAGAAGTTGTTAAAGAGGCTATCAAAAATAGTAATTTTGATTTGGTAATTATAGATGAAGCTAATGCTTATAAAACATCTACCACCAAACGTTGGAAAACTATGAGCAAACTTATAGGACCGTCTACATGGATGTGGATGCTTACAGGAAGCCCTGCGGCACAGTCCCCTGTCGATGCACATGGTTTAGCAAAGCTATGTGTGCCTGAGAATGTAACACGGTCATTAACAACATTTCGTAATATGGTTATGTATCCGGTATCACGTTTTAAATGGGTTCCGAAACCAAACGCTTTGGATATTGTATTTGAAACATTACAACCCGCCATCCGGTTTACGAAAGAAGAGTGTCTTGATTTACCAGAAGTAACATATGTTGACCGGATGGCCCCCCTTACGCTCCAACAACAACATTATTACAAGATATTAAGAACTGAATTTCTTATGCAAGCGGGCGAAGAACAAGTTACTTCTGCCAATGTTGCTGTAAATATGAGTAAATTATTACAGGTATCAGGTGGAGCAGTTTATTCAAATTCTGGAAACACAATTGAATTTGACGTATCCAACAGACTTAAAGTTGTTAAAGAAGTTATAGATGAATCAATTGCTAAAGTATTAATTTTTGTTCCGTTCCGTCATACGATTAAACTTTTACACGAATATCTTGTTAATCAAAAAATACCTGTCGAATGTATAACAGGCGATACTTCTTTAAATCAAAGAACTGAATTGTTTAAACGGTTCCAGGAATTAGATGACATAAAAGTTTTTATTATTCAGCCTAAAGCAGCAGCACACGGCGTAACACTTACCGCAGCCAGCACAATTATTTGGTATGCACCTATTACGTCTACGGAAACTTACTTACAAGCCAACGCCCGCATCAATCGACGCGGACAAAAAAATGCAATGACTATTGTAAATATACAGGGATCAGAAACAGAACGACGATTATATAAATTATTATCCGGTAGGCTTCATATCCATATCATATAACGAAATTATTAATGAATAACTCTTTGACATTGTATAGGATGCGAGTAAAATACGATTTACGAAAAAATTAAAAGCAAAGGAGCAAATATGAGCGCGGTTATGAAGGAAAGAACTTATTCACTAAATGAAATGGCTGGAGCATATCTTGCCATCAAGAATAAAATATCAGAAATTCAAAAAAAGGCCGATAGGGAAATAAAGGCTTTAGAAAAACAAAAAAATTTGATTGCAACGGAGTTTGAAAAAATTTGTGAAAAAGATGGCGTTAATAGTATCAATACAAACTCTGGAACTATTATCCGCAACGTTCGGCAAAAGTATTGGACTTCGGATTGGCTACACTTTTGCGACATCATCAAAGAACATAATGCGTTTGAATTAGTTGAACAACGCATACATCAAGGAAATATGAAGAAATTTCTTGATGAACATCCCAATATCCATCCACGCGGTTTAAATATTGAATCGAAATATTCAATAACCGTTCGTCGTCCTAAAGCGAAGGAGTAAAAAATGTCTAATGATTTAGTTCAGCCTTTTGATTTATCGAAGGCTCCCAAACATATTGGTTCTGAACAAACAGAATTAGCAAAATCACTTGCCACTACACAGAGTATTAGTATTCCTCGTATTGGTATGAATGGTAAAGGTGCGTGGGAAATTAAACTTGGCTCTATTGTACAAAGTGGCGGAGAAGCCAAACATCTTGATGTTGTTATAGTAGGAGTAGCACCCAAAATTTCCCGTGCGTTTTACGAAGACTCGTATTCTCCTGATTCAGTTAAACCGCCTGTTTGTTGGTCTAACGACAGCGAAAAGCCAAACAGCGTAATTGAAAACCCACAAGCCCCTACGTGTAATAGTTGTTCTAAAAACGTAAAAGGAGCAAATGGTAAACAATGTCGCTACCATCGTCGGATTGCAGTCGTTCGTGCAGAGAAAATAGATGGTGAAATTTATCAAATGCAGTTGCCATCAACATCCATATTTCCTAAAACTAATGGAAATAAAATGGGGTTTAACGGATACCTTAAATACCTTGATGTAAACGGAACATCAATTGATCGTGTAGTTACCCGTATGTACTTTGATGAGGAAGTTTCATGGGGTAAGTTATTTTTTACCCCAACTAGATTTGTGGATGAAGAAGATGTAACCACACTAAAAGAATTAACTAACGCAGTAGAAGTTCAAGAAGCTATTACAACTTCTTATTCATTAATAAATAATAATGAAGAATCTAAAACTGCCTTTGTTGAATCAAATGCCACAGAATCTGATGAGCCTTTTGAACCCGTTAACATATTTGAAGTTAACGATGAACCTATAGATGAACCTGTAGAAAAACCCAAAGTAAAAACACGTAAGAAAAAAGAAGTAGCCGCTCCAGAAGATAATCCAGACATGAAAAGTATTCTTAAAGAATTTGCGGAGCGTGATGAAGAAGTTGACGACGAATGATTACTGATAATCGCGGCTACAGCAAAAAAATTATCTTAGCTAACAAAGAAGCATCTGGAAAAAGTTTTGGTGTGCAACTAGGAAGGTATTGTATTTCGAGAGATATATCTGTTTCTGAAGTTGCAGACTATTTTGAAGTTACCAGAATGACTATTTATGGGTGGTTTGATGGTACATGGGTTCCTGCACTAAAGCATAAAGAAAAAATAAGTGCGATGCTCAAAAATGGAGGGTGGGATGTTCACCGAGAGGGGGAGTAATGTTAAAGTTTTTATCAAGAATACTTGCCCCGCAGGGATATTATTGTCTTGTCGGGCTTAAAAAAGATGCACCACCAAAACAAAGTTTTCATGAAACGTTAGAAGATGTTGAATTTGAAACGAAGAATTTATTATTTAATAACTACGATATATATTTTGCTTGTGCAACATTTAAAGAGTCTGGTAAACGCACGCAAGTTAATGCCGCATGGTTCAAAAGTTTTTTTCTGGATATAGATTGTGGCGATGGAAAACCATACACAAATCAAGCTGAAGCTCTCGTAGCTTTAAAAGCATTTTGCAATACAAATAAATTCCCCACTCCCACCTTAATAACAAGCGGAAGTGGTGTACACGTCTATTGGATTCTTTCTGAAGCCATAGAAAAAACTGAGTGGCTTCCTGTTGCTGAAAAACTAAAAGCTCTATGTAAAGATTGCAACATGGAAGCTGATGCAGCTATTACTGCTGATACTGCTCGTATTTTACGAATCCCCGAAACATACAACTATAAAACTGACCCCCCTGTCTATGTTTGTGTTTTACATGAGGGGCCAGATATTGATTTTGAGTCATTTAAAGACGCTATTAATCAAAAAACCACTTCATATAAACCATCAGAATATTCTCCATTAACGCAGAAACTTATAGAGAATAAAAAATATAGTTTTTCAAAAATAATTAAAAAAATGACCACAGGTGAAAGCTGTAATCAATTAAAAATAGCTTTACTGGATCAAGAAAACGCTGACTACCGTTTATGGAGAGGAGCTTTATCTATTGCAGCGAATTGCATAGATAAAAAAATTGCCATCCATATTGTTTCCAAGAAACATTCAAAATATAATTTTGAAGAAACAGAAACTATGGCTATGGGGCTACATGGAAAACCCTATAAATGTGAAACTTTTGAAAGTTATGCTCCTGAAGCATGTGAAACATGCAAACATAAAAACAAAATAAAAAGTCCTATTGTTTTAGGACTCGAAATTCAAGAAAAAAAAGAAGAGAAAACTGTTCTTAATGAGTGTCCCCCCCTTCCGCATCCATATTTTAGAGGCGCAGCAGGGGGGATATATAGAAAATCCCGTGATCCTAATGACGACGATATTTTAATTTATGAGAATGATATATTTTTAATCAAGCGTCTTAATGATAAAGAAAAAGGTGATACAGCTTTAGCAAGATTCATCTTACCAAAGGACGCTCCCCGCGAATTCTATATCCCACTTTCTGTGATGCGAAGCAAAGAAGAACTAGGCAAACTTCTAGCTACCCAAGGAATCTTACTGATGTCTAAACAGTTGGATGCCATGATGGTTTACCTGATGGCGTGTACAAAACAGCAACAAACGCAAGCAGAAGCTGAAATTATGCGTGTACAATTTGGATGGGTTGACGAAGATAATAAATTTATTCTTGGAGACAAAGAAATAGGTTTAAAAACCATTAAATACAGTCCTCCCTCCCCTTCAACTGAATCGTTATGTCAGTGGATACAACCCAAAGGCGATTTAGAGGAATGGAAAAAAGTTATTTCGATTTATGACCAAGATAACTTTGAGCCACATTGTTTTGGTTTGTTCACAGCCTTCGGCGCACCGCTCATGAAACACCTCGGTTTCAATGGCGCGTTGATTAATTTGATTAACTCATCTTCTGGTACAGGCAAGTCAACTATCCTTAAAGTGTGTAACTCCGTATACGGACATCCTGACAAACTTCTAGCCCAAGAGACTGACACGTTTGCACACAAAATGTTTAGATTGGGCATTATGAACAATATGCCTTACACGATTGATGAAGTGACCAATATGGACCCGGCGACTGTTTCCAAATTGCTGTACAACGTTTCTCAAGGAACGGGGCCGGGACGTATGCAGTCCCAAACTAACATTGAACGTAAAAACGATACATCGTGGTCATTGATTGCATTAGCAAGTGCCAACTCATCAATGGCAGAAAAATTAAGTTTGCTTAAACAATTTGCTGATGGTGAACTTATGCGACTACTTGAATATCGCATAGACCAAACAGACAACATTAATAAATCAGACGCATATAATTTATTTGAAGGGACCATGCTACACAATTATGGTTTAGCTGGACCCCCTTACATTAAATGGTTAGTTAGGAATTTAAAAACAGCAGTCGAATTAACACGGGGGATGCAAGAAACCCTCGATAAAAAAGCTAATTTAAATGCAAAAGAAAGATTTTGGTCAGCCGTAATTTCATGCAATATAACCGGAGCGCATATTGCTAAAACTTTAAACCTAATAGATATTGATGTTATCCGCGTATTACGATGGGCGACAAATGATCTTATTCCTATATTACGTCAACAAATTACAGAACCAGAAATAGATTTCATTAGTGTTCTAGGGGGGTTTTTAAATATTAATCGCGGAAATATATTAGTAGTAAACGGAACTGCGGATGCTAGAGTTAATTTAACTCCTGCACCGTTAGTTGAGCCTAGATTTGAATTATCAATCAGGTTAGAACCTGATAACAAAATATTGTATGTTTCCAGCAAAGCAATAAGGAAATATTGTGCTGAAGAACAAATTATCTTTAAGGATTTAATTTCTGATTTAGACGCAAAAAATATATTCAAGGGAACTAAACGCAAACGTCTAGCTACCGGAACTTCCATTGATTCACCGCCCGTTGAAACACATATTTTCGATGTTGCCACAGATGATTTAATTGATACAAATCAATTTATAAAAAATTTAGAACAACAAACTGATGATGACGATGACGACTCAGATACACGGAATATTATTTGATATTCAATGGGATGAATTTAAACCCCACAGCTCTTTTTTTATTCCATGTCTTGATGATAAAAAAGCAAAAAAGATTTTGTACAAGAAATGTAAAGAGCGAAAATTACAAGTTCGTATAAAAACTGTTATAGAAAATAAAATACGGGGGGTTAGAGTTTGGAGGCTAAAATAAAAAAATCTTTAAAGAGTAATCGTAGAAATAAACTAAGTAAGATCGCCCTCGAACGACAACGCTTACTTGAATTACATTCTAAAAAACGACAATTAAAAGCACTTACAAATAAAATAGAGGAACGCTAAATGAAAGACACAGAACTAAGCACCCCTTATTATGATTTACAATCGAAGCGATGGTATAGAACGTACAAACCTGACCCAGAAGGTACGTGGGACGGTGAACATCCACTCTCCTTCCGAGAATACATAGACGGTAAACCGCAGCCAAAGGAAATTACTCTGCTTGATAGCGAGAGGCTTGTGAAAAAATAAATAGCTAAAAGATTGGGATAGCTAAAAGATTAGGATAGCTATTCCAATCTTTTAGCAATTCGCTGCTTAACTTCTCTTTTTTCTTCCCGTACTTCCTTCAATCCTTCTTTCAAATCATCATTATCTGGGTCTGTTTTTAACATTTGTTTAAATTCGACTTCTGATTTTACCAATGCTCGTCGTTCTGCAATATCCATTTGCAGATAAATCTTGTTATGTTGGGCATTGCTGTCTTCAATAACTTCTTCTATTTCTACTTCCATTTCACCTGCATTTACAAAACGATCTTCAATAAACCAGATAATAGAAACTATTCCTATAAATGCAGAAACAGAAACCCACGCTAGGCTTCGTTTAAAACTATTAAGTTTGAAGAATGTTGGGGTGATAGATTCCATTTTAATACGGGGAACTGGTAAGGAGTTAGGGGGCGAAATTATTCATAAGGATTATATCCAAGTCGTGCATTCAATTCTTTTCTATACTTAGGTGGTAAAGAAAGACCTGAAACAGAATTTCGTATGTGTCTTAAACGTGACTCTCTTGATTTACGCCGTGTAGTTGCTGTTATTTTTAATCCCATACCTCTTACTATTTTAAGATCACTAAATTCATCCATCTCTCTAATTAGTTTTCTTTGCTCTTTACGATCTCCATTTTCCTGTGCTAAAAAATATAAATTTAACAAACGACTTCTTCTATCTTGAATTTTTCTTTTCAACCTACTTTGGAATTCATTTTTTTGATAAATTTTTGCCAACTCATTTGGTGTAAATCCAGCACCTTGCATTAGAAGATTGTACGCACTAACGTCCTTCATTATTTGCATACCCTTTTTATTTTCAACACCATAGATAGCCCATCTACTTGCTCGAAGGGGATTTCTAAGTGCTGCGGGCATGGATGCTTCAAAAGCTTCATATGATCTTCCTTGCTCCCAAAGATCATATGACCTCATCCAATTTAGAGGCCCAGCCGCAACCACTGGTCCTGCCGCTGAATCAATCGCATACCAAAAAGCTCCAAGTTGCGCTCTTTTATACGGATTATTTCGATACAGTAAATCATGAAAACCCGTTCTACCTGCAAAATCAACTCCAAGAAAATGACTTAAAGGTCCACGATATGCTAAATCTCCTACGCTCTTTCTTACATATTGGTCAAAGTCTATATATTTATCGTCGTCATCATCACCTAATATTGATGTATAAATACTTCCAAATATTGGTGCTAACCCCCACAAAGGCATTCCCTGCATTCCTGCAAAAGTCCAAGCAGGTATCATAATTGACGCTAATTCTCTTTGTGCTAATTGTTTAGCTGTAGGAACACCCGGAGGTAGGTTGGGGTCTTCTCTTAGAGGTGCAAAAGCTTTTCTTGCAAGTGTAGTTTGTAAATATATTTGAGAAAAAGCAAACCGTTTAAAAGTTCCTATTACCTTCCCCAAGCCATCAGTAAACCAAGCTGGCCCTGCTTCAGCAAGTGCGGGTCCATTAGCTCGATCTACTAATCTAATAGCTTTATCAACTGCCTGTTGATGTTTAAGACCTGATTTCATGGCTAAATTGTAAGCAGCCATTAAAGAAATTTCTCTATTTGCTCTTTCTGAATTTTGAAAAAACCAACTTAATGCATATTGCGCTTTCGCCCACTGTCCTGTAAGGGGGTCACCAAAACTAGGTGTAAAATCTTGCAATTCTTGATTCGTAGTTCTACGTATAGTTGCACGTTGGAGGGCTTGTTCATATAAATCTTCTAAGTTTCCTCTATTTCTACTTTCAGCAAACATATTTTCAGTAAACATGGTTACATCAGATAATTCCCACCCTTTCATACCCCACGCATCACCAATTCGTAATTTAGTGTTATTGTCTTTACCTCCTGAAAAATATAATTTTGTCGCAGCAGTTATTTCTGACCCTGCGTCTTTAAAACCGTAATCACCACTAAGTAAACCAAAAGTAACAATTGGCAATTGAGTAAGATTAACTATGGCAGATGATATATTTCCTAGAAGGAACATTGCATAACCAAAATATGATAATTTTGCTGCTATCGGATGAGGAACTGGATTAAGTAAAAACTTTGCTCGTTTCTTCATGCTCTTCATAGCTGCTATTTCAGGAAATGAATGTCGATATTTATCTTCCTGACCTGCTGGTGCAGCCATAAAGTTTTCAACAGCACCTAGCGCACTTTGAAGTTCTCGTGATTCGTCTAATGTTGCTATTTCATTGGAATATTTTAATCCCATCATTGCAAAATTTTGAAGAACATCATTTTCAAATCCTTCTACACCTTCACGTCGTTTAAATTGTTGTTTTAAACTATGTGATGGAGCATGTTGTAGGACTAAATGATTTATTTGATCTAATATATTTAATTTTGTTGCTGTAGTTTCTGGGGTATCTGTTGGGAGTTCTTTTGATAGAATTTTTATTGCTTCTTCTAATGCTCTAGTATCAGATTCTTTTACACGAGCCTGACTAGGACGACCATATATTTTGCTTACTGTTTTTCCGCCCAATCCTCCTTCACTTTTGGGCTTTTCTATATCTCTTATACGACTCATAACAGCGAGTTGATTTTTATCAGCAAAAATATGTATTTTCCCGTCTATTTCAGCGTCAACCCAAAATTCACCTCCACGAACAAGTGGAAAGTAGGGAACTATTCGCCCTCCCTTTAATGTGTAACCAAGTTTAATTTTTTCTGCATCAGTTAATCCTCTCCCCATTACAGTTTCATTAAACCTTATTAATTGCTCTCCAGCATATTCATATCTATCTGCAAGTAACTTATAAACCTGTTGAAATTCTAAAGGTAGCGCATCAAACTTCGCATGTAGCTTGACCACTTGTGGTCTACTTCTTTCAAGTTCCGCTTTAGTTTCAGTTTGTTCCTTTGTTAATGGCCCAAGTTTAATTTTTTCATTCAGTTCAGTTAATTTAGCGTCTATTTCGGCTAATAAGTTAGTTGAATCTTCACGCAAATCAATTTCTTCAATAGATGATCTATGGGTAAGTGTATAAAAATCCTTTACATCTTTTTCGTACCGTGGCTTATTATCCATTCGGATACGCACTACTTCCATTAATTTTTTAGCTGTAATAAGGTCATCTCGGAATACCATCCGAATATCATCCATGCTTTTTCGTCGTCTACCAACAATTGCATCAACATCATCTATTAAATCCGCTAAGTTAGGACTGTAATATCTTACTGTGTCTGCAAGTTGAACTAATCCCAATCCATTATAAAAAGTATTTCTCCACTTCCACTTACTTATTGCACCCATTCTCTCCGCTATCCATTGTGGGGACCAGTGAGGTGCTTTTTTAATTATATCGTCAACCGTACCGAAAACTGATTCCTTAACTGCTGTAGCATTAGAAGCTAAGGAATACATTACTTCTGTAGATAACGGAGTTATTCTGTCGGCTGGAGTGCGTAAAGCAAGATGGGCTGCTCCATACGCAAAATCAACTATATCTTGTGCAGTAGCATCAAAATCTTTGAATTCTATAAATGGTAGTTTATTAAGCGCCCTTTTAAGTCCTGCAATAAGTCGCTTAAACCATATACCCAACGCTGTTTTTTGCCTGCTCTCTTGAGATGGATTTATACCTCTATAGACAGCTTCTTCTACAAAATAAGCAATTAATTCATGGTTTAAAATTTCTTCAGAAATATTAGGAGTGAATTTTTTAGCTTTTTTAACTCTATTAAGTGCTGTTCTAGCTAACTGTGCCTCTGGGCTATCATTTTCTAATTTTGCAAACTGTTTTATTTTCTTAATAATCCAGTTGTAATTCCCGCTGCCCACGAAATGTCTCATACCCATATGAACGCCAACTTCGTGCATAAAAACGCCTAATTCATTACCTTCCTGAATATTGTTAGTAAATAAATAAGGTTTTCCATTAATAATAACTGCTGATGCTGTGTCTTCAATATCAGTAAGACCAGCTTCTTCCGGTGTAGTTGTAATAGATACAGTATCTGAAACATCAAGCTCCATACGTTCGTCAAGTATGGCTTTAGTTCTTTCTACTGTAGTAGGGGTAACTGGGGGTTTTGAAGGGATAGAGGCTAATTTAGGAGTATCAGTCCTGTCTTCTTTTTTACTTGGATCAATACCTGTAAATCTACCATAATCAATCGGCCCTTTAAGAAATGCAGGAATATCTTCCGTCGCTCTCCTCCAACTATCTATAAAAAGCTCACTTGAAGGAATTTCTTTAAGCTCCGTTATTGTTTCTCTTAATTTAACTGTCTCTGCTTGAAGTTCTTTAACTTTTTGTAAAATTGCTTTTCCTTCCTCAGTTTCTGAACCCACCTCTTTTTTGAGAAACAGATCACGCTTTGCTTCTATCTCTCTGCGAGTATTACCGAGTTTTTCTTCTAGTTCTTTAATTTGTGTATTTCTATCAAATTCCTCTTTGAAATTTGCTTCAATAAAATTGAAAGTCTCTGTTTCTGCCTTTTCAGCTTCAGTGTACGCAAGTTCTGCTTTTTTCTTCTGTTCTGCATCACCTCTACCCACTCTATATAGTTCACTTTCTATTTTATATTGCTGAGTAGCATTAGCATACGTATTTAATACTTCATTTACATTTTGTTCTAAAGTTTTTTCTTCGGAAATTAATGACTCTGAAGGCGTAGCTCTTTCAGTGGTTATGTCCTTTATATAAGTATCTACTTCTTTTGCTTCTTTCTTTGTTAATTTCTGCGCGATCTTAATTTCATCTATTTGAGCATATATTTCTTTTTTAACTTTATTAAGTGCTGCTATTTTTTCTTTATTTTGTATTGCCTCCTCTCCAGAAACCAGTGTAGGTTCGCCTATTCCTTCTCCCCTCTCCCGTACTTCCTCAACAGGAAGTCCCTGTTCTAATCGTTCTTCTCTTGCAGCATTAACTTCTTCAGTTGTTAAATCTGTTGTTAATTCTTCAGAACCCGTAAAATCAATATCAGGTGGAGAATAGACTAGTTCAGCTATTTCTTTATTTATTTCAGTAAGGCTAATAATTTGTGGCCTAATACCTGAAATAAACGATTCATATTCCTTAATTTCGGCATCAGTTTCTGTTTGTTTTTTTTCTAAAGCTGCTAATTCTTCCTCTTTTTTACGTATTTTGTTAAGCTGTTTTTTAGATGGAGGATCGGATTGTGTAGCTTTAAGTTTTCTAATATCAGCAGTAGTTGTTGCTATCTTCTTTAATAAGTCTTGTTCTGTGCGAGTTACTGTTTTTATTGGTTTGGCTGCAATTCTTTCTAATCTTCTGACTCTAGCGAGTACCGTTTCTTTAGCCTTTTTAGATAACCCATTCCAATAATATCTACCCCATGTTTTTGTTGGCCCACCGTAACCACTTCGTTCCAGAAATTCAGAATTTTTTCGTTGCTTTTCCATATCGCGTATAACTGCATCGTATCTTGCTATATATTCAGGAGGAGCATCCTTACCCAACTGTTTTATAAAAGCTGTTTTCGCGTCTTTAACTTCTTTCACTCGTCTATTAAATATAGCTTGAGACGGATATGCCTTATGTTCACCCCTTTGCACTCCGAAATAACCGCCGTCAATATCTTTAGCTCCAAGACCTGCCGCTTCTATCGCTTCAAGACCTTCTGCTACGTGTATATCCGCCGCTAAAAAACTCAATGCAGTTTCTTGATTCGTTTCTGCTTCTATCGCTTTATAAGTATTGCTACCACTTTTGTTAGCCTTTTCTGCTAATTTTTCTAAATCTACTCCTTCAAGTTTTTGAATATTTTCAAGATCAATTACAGAGGGAATAATTTTAGCAAAACCTTTTTGCTTCAGAGCAGCATCAACTTCATCAGCAGCTTTATCAGCATCAAGTTCTCGCCTAGCTGCTTCTGTCCATTTTTTTATAAGTGCTTTTCTTGCAGACTCAGCTTCAGCATCTGTTGGATTTAGTAAAGTCCTATCTGTGCTATCAAAAGCAACTGTTTCTCCCGTCGCAATATCTTTACCCAGAAATACTCTAATACCATTTTCTAAAGTCTTTATCCTGTTTATTTCAACTTCCTGAACATTTAATTCCCTTTCGCTCACCGCTGCACCCGGTTGTATAAAAATTCTAGCAGTATCTCCTTCGTTTAACGCATCAAATGTACCAACAGCCGCTTTATCAACAGCAGGTTTAGCAGCCTTAGCCTTAGCCTTAGCCTCAGCAGCAGTTTGATCAAGCCATTCATCTCTCGCATCCTTGGCTTCATTCATGCTGTTAAGCTTGGATTTCTCGTCAGCCATAAGGCCTGCGAGAACTGTATCTGTGGTAGCTTTGCCTTGGTTTATTTTTTCCTGTTCTGCACGACGCGCTTCTACCAGTTCAGGGCGACCATAGATATGGGCGTTGACAGCAGCGGCAGCGGCACTCTTTGCCTTCTTAGCCTCAATATGAGCGTTGCTTAAAGCAATAAACTCAGGATTTATTAACTCAGGATCTACTCCAGGATCTCCAGCCTCATCAGCAGCATCAGCATCAGCCTTAGCCTTAGCCTCAGCAGCAGCTTTAGCAGCATCAGGTTTATCAACAGCAGGTTTAGTAACTACAGGAGCAACAGCCGCACGCGCTCTGGGCCAAAGTTTTTTAATCGCTTTTTCAGCAACTTCAAACGCAGCGAGGTCTTCTTTCTTCGTAAGTTTTTTACGGGCTTCGACAAAAAAAGTTCTTGGGTCTATCCCCTCCTGAATACGAGCTTCAATTTCCTCGAAAAATTGTAAAGAACGTTCGGATAATACTTCTTCTACCTGTTGTCGCAATTCTGATGAAGGGAACAGAGAAGTATCAGTAGGGTCAAAACCAGTGATCTTATCAAGACGCGAAAGCTGTTGGGCAGTAGTTGTATCAACATCAACACCAACTTCAACAGGAACAGCAGGATCGACAGCAGCGGCATCAGCAGCATCAGGAAGACCGGTAGTAGTAACAGTAATGGCAGGAGGGACAGCAGCGGCAGGATCGACAGCAGCGGCAGTCTTTTTGTCATCAGGTTTTTTATCTGTGTTAAGAAATGCACTGTTATAACTAAAAAGCGCATCAAGTCTTTTTTTAAGCCTATTAGTTACTCCTGTTTTCCTTAATGCTGGTTCTAAAATCCTCTTTACTGCACTTCTTATAGTTCCACCGCCGGGACCAGCATATTTAGAATCTAAAACTAAATCTCTCGTTACACCTTGAATTTCAAGAGTCTGTCGTACAGCCCGTACAGTTGTACCTGCACCAATAAAATCTAAAACTTCCCCTACAGTTGTTCCATTAAAAGTTTCTGCTTCTGTTTTTCTTTCTACATCAGGAACATTAAGTTCCTTTTCAATATCTAAAGTAGGTCGTCGTCCATGTGATACCCCTCTATATTTAAAGAGCCAATCAAGTTCAGTATTTAAATCCATTAACTTAACTGGATCTTCTTCAGTTGTTAGTTTTTGCCGTATTTCAGCAATTTTTATATCGTCTTTTTCAAGTTCTTTACGTTGCGTTTCTACATTTTTTGCGCGTATGCCAGTGCTAACACCACCAACACCTCCTAATGGAGCACCTACAACAGCACCTCGAATACTTGACTCTATAACACGCTTAAACTCTTCACTAGTTAACGCTTCCCAATTCTCTTCAATAAATCTTTCAGCAGCTATACTTATTGTTTCTTGTGCGCCTTCCGTAAATCCCTCAATTGTTGCTCCCTTAGCAACTCCTGCACTTAGACTTTTTAATATTGATGGATTAGCACCCGTTTTTTCTAATAGTTTTTTAACAATTTCTTGTTTAAGAATAGGATTACGTCTAAAAGCTTTTATAACATGAAGTGGGAGAACACTATCTAACGCAGCAGCTACTCCACCAGATAACATTGCTGTTACAGGAGCAAATTCTCCAGTTCTTTCGTATATATTTTGAAATATTTCAGGAGCGTTTAAAGCATAGCTACCAAGAAATGTAGCAGGCATAAGTGTTTTATCGAGAGCTTTTTTACCTGCTTCTGCTACTAATTTTTCAGCTTCAGGTAATCCAATAGCTTTCTTTTTTAGTTTTTCTAAAATTGCTTTTTTGGCAGCTTTCTGAGCAACTGTTTTTGCAACAGCACCAGCTACGCCAACACCCGTAAACAAACCAAGTAAATTGGGAACTTGCTCACCAAATGTTTCTATGGCATATATAGCTGCATCGCCAACACTTGATATCTCTTCGTAAGACCTTATTTGGGGAGCTAATGTAGCAGCTATGCGCTCTTGCGTTGCTTCCGCTTCTTCCATTTGACGCTTGGCATATTCATCAGCGCCAATCAAACTAGCCCCCATTGCGGGGAGGACATCGCCTAATAAAACTCCAGTTTGTGCGAAGCCTCTTTTAACGGCTGTCGTAAACGGAGCTTTTTGTGCTTGGGAGGGGGGAGAAAGACCAAGAATACCACTTGGTCGTTTTGGTGGTTCTAGTACGTCTTGCACATATCCGAATAATTGCGCATCTGTCGTCCCTTCTGGAGCTTCAATATCATAAACTGTTCCAGAAGGAACTTGTACGCTATAAACAGGCATACTATTTCTACGTTTATGCTCGTTTCCCTACCATCTTCAAACCTGCATATTGATCTGCCACGTCTGCTGCTATCTGTTCATGGGGTATATCTAAGCCTAACATATTCATAAACTTATCCATTGCCCTCTCCGATAGCGCGGATCTATACATGCTTTGCACTTCACTGCTTGAATATCTCTTCCCTTTCACGCCAAGTTTCCCTTCCGCATCATGATAGGTTTCGTCATCACTCATAAGTTCAAATGTCATTTCATCTGCTGTCTGAGTCAACCTGTCGCTATCCTCAAGGTCTGCGCGAAAATCTGAAATTGCTTTTATATTTGCAACTTTTTCTTGCGATTCTATTTGCGCCAAGTTAACAGCTATATTAGACAGAGCAGTTTGTTTCGTTAAATTCAGTTCTCTATCCCCTTTCTTACCTTCAATATAATCGGGTAATGCTTGGGTTGCTCCCATTGCTAAAGCATGAGCTGGATTTTTAGCATTAGGTGCTATTGATGCTAAAAGGCCCGTTTGCATGACAAATTCCCAAAAACGCTGTTTGCCCTGCTTAGCTGTGCCACCTGCTGCATTAAATATTTTACGAGCTTCATCCAGAAGGCTTGATTTTTTAGCAACCGTCTCCCCATCAGTTTTTTTAGTAGTTGGGTTTGCTATAACTTCAACAGCAGCTTCATCTCCCATGTCCGATAATGCAATTATTCCAGCACCTGCTCCTCCACCCACCCATGTCTTCCACCAACCAGTAGGTTTCAGACGGTGTTTGGCAATTTCTTTACCTGCTTCTGTTCGTGTCATTACTTGACCAGCAGGTGAACGTGCTTTATTTTTAAGAGAGTTAATTTCTCTTTGGATTTTTCTTGCTGCTTGTGTAAGCTCACCCTTTCTATCGCCAGTCTTGTATGTCCATTTATTATTTTTCTGTAACGCAGTACGTGCTGCGTTAGCCACCCCCAAATCTTCTGCTGCTTGTGCTGATTTTGCCGATGCTCCTACAGGTGCGCCTTTAGGATATCTAAGTGGCCCCTTTCCAGTTACCGTTTCACGTAGGGATGCAAGACCTTTATATAATTCTGGATATTTTTTCGCGAGAGCTTTTGTAGCTACTTTAGCGCCTGTCCATAAACCTTTCACTCCTAATCCATAACCACCCAATCCCATCAATGCATAATCAACAGGATCTGTTGGATCAAAAAGCCAACCACCCTTACCAATTGCACCGGGACCAACATCTTCACCCGTACCTGTTTTTAAATCAATCCGAAAGTCGCCGTCACCGGCAGCAGGCGCAGCAGCGGTAGCTGTTGCAGGCGCTCCATAAGCTGTTGAAATAGGACTAAGTCCTAGTCGTTCAACCACCCCTCGTTCTGGTACAGCATAAGCGAGGTCTAATTCTTCTGCGGTTTTTCGAGGTGCATCCCCACCCGGTAAACTAGCCCATGTTGGACTTAAACTCTCAAAAACACCCCTTCTTGTTTCAGGATTAGCCAAATCTTCAGCTAAATTTCCACCACCTGTATATCTCCCATATCTAGCCCGCATTAAACGTAAAGCAGCAGCATCCTGGTTCATTGGCGAAAAATCAGATCCTCGACCGTATTCATCCCAAGTACCTTTTGTAAATCCGTAACCCCCCGCAGCCGTACTCATCGCATTCCCGGCTGGTTGAGGGAGATTCGGATGTTGACCATAATCATCAAATGTTTGACCGCCATATAGAACGTTATATCTGTCGTCACTTTCCATTTGACGAAGTTGGTTTCTAAAAATGAACTCCTCTGCTGTTATAGGAGCATCAACATAATCTCCTCTTGCAAAGCCTACTATTCCACCATTGTTCATATACATATCAGGAGGAGTTTCTAAACCGGGTAGACCTTGGTCCATTACATCAGGACGCATTGCCATCTGAGGCGGAATACCGGGAGGGGGTCCCATTTGAGGTGGCATACCGGGTGGCATACCGGGTGGCATACCGGGTGGCATATCAGGACGCATCGCCATCTGAGTATTAATACCTCCTGCCATTTCAGGTGGTATAGCATTGGGGTCCATCGGCATAGGTAATGAACCCATTCCTCCTGCTGCTTGCACAACATCTTGAGCCACGGTAGGTTGATCAGGTGGCGTTTGTTGGCTCTGACGCATTTGATTTCGTTCATTTAATATGCCAGCAGAAAGCATACTATTAACATCAGGTGGTTGTTTTTGAATCTCCCGCGCCAAATGTTCGTCTGGAACTAGTTCAAGACGATCTTGTTGCTCCTGAATTCTCGCTACCATTTTTATGCCTTATCCCGTTATATTTTTATACGCGCCATACGCACCAAGACCAGCAAGTCCTAAACCAGTAATTTGTTGTGCTAATGAAGGATCACGTTGGTAAGTAAGTTCAGATGACCCCATTTCTTGAGGTAAACCACGTAAAATATTGCTATACCAGCCCATTTGTTCTTTCGGATAATCGCGTTGACGGAGGAAATCCTGATACGACATATCCATAGCTCGTTGTCCCATAGCTTGTCTTACACCACCCACTCGTTCCATTGCAGATATACGCTCTAATTCAGCCCGCTGTTCTGCTGGTCCTAATGCAGCCAAGCCCCGTCCAACTTGACCTGCTACTTGTAATCCCTGCATCCCAAATTGACCAG